CCTGCGCCGCCGTTAAATGGCTCACCCCTCCACCCCCTTCCGAAGCGCCTCATACAGTACGGCGGTCAGCCGCTCCTCAGTCTCCTGCTCGTGGGCGCGGCCCGATGGGTAGAGGAAAGGCTGTGCTGGCATCTTGTGCGTGCCGAATTCAACAAACAGCGCGTAGTATGTATCTGTACCGCCAACATTGCCACCCGCAGAGACGGAAGCCTCAAGCTGTCTTTTTGACACTGATGGCTTAATGGAATTCTTCAGCGACCCCGTATCCACAGGCACCCTGCCCCTGGCATCATCGGCAATTTTGTCCGCCATTTCCCTGAGCACTCTCCGGGCATCGTTCTGCACGTCGACTTTTGCTTTTCTCAGGTCAGCAATTAGTTCTTTTGTCCCGTGGACCTGCAGCGTGATCATGGCAGTTCCACCGCGCAATCCAGGTCGATCCACTCCCGGCCTTCCGGGCGGATCGCCTTGACGATGAGCCGGAACGTCCTCCAGAGCACCACGTCATTGATCTGCACGGTCATGGTGGTGCTGGACTGCCGCACCCGGACAACGTGCGTCCGGGTCTCCGCGTCCGCCCCAGCGATTACGCCGTCCTTGGAGGCGGGCACCCGCACCCCGGCCCAGACGGTGGCGACTGTCGTGTCTGTGACCGTCCAGCCGCCCATCCCGTCCGTTGTGCGCTTCTCCCGCTTGATATCGATACGGTCGCAGAGTTCGCCGATCCGGCTCATACCGTCGCCTCCCGGTACGGGGCGAGCAGCTGTTTCACGCCCCACGGGATGGTCTGTATGGTGTATTTCGTGTCTGCGGCCGCTTCCCGTTGCTCGTACCATTCCCCGATCAGCAGGAGCATGCCCTGTTTTATCGCCTGCGGGATGTTCGCGCCGTAGTCCGTTTCCTCCGTGTCCGGGTCGCCCTCCTCCTCGCCGGGAATGACCGTCACCACCGGGGCGTACCCCGTGGTGTAGGTAATCTCGATGGCTCCCGGACCGTAGAGCCTGTCCGTCGGCCATGCCTGATTCGGTTTTCTGGCAATCTCGCCGCCGGGCGTGAGGTAATAGACATCAGTGCTCAATGTGTTTTCCGTCCCGTCGCTGTCCGTGTATTTCACGCTGTCGATTTCCTGCACCGGACCGCAGGGGAGACGGAAGGGGAAATATGGCCACGTCGAGAGGTAGACGGCCCGGGTCTGCTCTACGAGACTTCCAACGAGATAGTTTTCCACGTGCTCCCGGGCCGCAACGATCAGGGCGGAGATGAGCGCGTCGTCTGTGGAATGGTCTACCCTCAGATGGAGCTTCGCCTCCGCCGTCGAGAGAGGCTCAGCCGCCGGAGGGGTAACTACTTTCAGCTCCATCGGTTTCACCTCCTACTTTTTCCGGGGCTTTGCTTTTGCTTTGACGGCTCTCTCCGCAGGAGGTTCCACTGCAGCCGTTTCCACCACCGGAGCCACCACAGGCGGCGGTGCAGGTTTCGCCTTTTCGAGAGCCACGGCGTAGCCTCCGGACACCAGCCCGGCAGCCACATTGAGAGGCAGGTCAATTTCGACACCTGCGTCGGCCTTCCAGTCCGGACCGGCGGCGCGGGTCAACATTTTTACTCTCACAGCGCCACCCCCTCGATGAGAAATTCAAACGTCCCGGCAAGGGCGTTGCCGCCGTTGGCCACGGTGATTTTGATCCGTTCGTCGCAGACGGGAATCGGGGCGTATGATCCATCCACGAGCGTCCCTGTGTTGTCGTGCGCCGGCACCATGGGATAAATAACGGCGCTCGCCGCAAGGTTGTCCTTGTCCCATACGACCACCGCGCCCTTGTCCGTCACGATGTCGATGTCCGAGTCGTTGTCCAGCCCGCCCTCGGCGGGCTTGATGTACCGCACGGAGCGTACCATCCCGTTCAGCGCCGGGGTGTAGACCGTCGCCGCGCCCTCTGCGTCCGTCACGACTGCGACGGATACCCGAGTCAGTCTCATGCCGTCACCCTCTAGCTGCTCTTGAGGATTCCCACGTCCTCCAGAGCCTTGAGGATGGCGTTCACCGCCGCGGCTATTGCGGCCCCATTTGCCCCGTCTTCGAGATCCGTGATGTGATTCGCCTGCGTTCCCGCGGCCGTGATTTTCCCACCGTCAACGCTGATTTCCCCGCCGTTGACAACGAGCCTTTCACCACCCTGCTCCATGTACACTTTCGCGTTGTAATCGCTCATGCTGCTGTCATCTCCTTGTCAGAAAGTAAAAAAAAGAGGGGCTTAGAGCCCCTCTTCTCATGCCGTGCCGGCGACCGGCGAAACGTGCGTTTCCTCGTCGAGGTCGGCGGCCGCGGAGGTTACCGGCCCCTGCCGGGCCTTGAACAGGATCGCCCACACGGGGCCGGTGGCGGTGCTCGATCCCCGCGTGATTTTCGCGGCGACGTACCGTTTCAGCGGGCGAACGAGCCCAACCTTGAAATATGTCTTGTTGCTGGCCGCCTTCGTCCCGGCAAGGTCCGCCAGGGTATCACCGGTGCTGCCCTCCTGCAGATTTACAAAATTGTCCGCGTGTTTTGTAGTGATGCTGCCGAGGAAAACAACTTCCCGGTATCCGGCCATGTCCACCACGTCCGTGGTGATGGCATCGGTCCCGGCGGCCTGCCCGGCTTTGACCATCAGCACCTTGCAGTTTTCAGAGAGGTTCACTCAAGGCACCCCCTTCTATCCGAGCTTGACGCGGACGAACGACTCGGCGAGAACGGGAGCGCCGTCGGCGTACATTCTGCCGATGAATCCGATCTGGCTTGTCCCGGCATAGAGTTCGACGAGCCGCTGCAGTTCCACGCCCTGGAGCTCGGCAATCCAGTAGTTCGCCCAGTTGCAGAGAGCCCCGACGTAAAGGCCGGTGGTGAAGGTGTTGGGCACGTACTCGCTCTCGTCGACGGGATGCCCGAGCAGCATGTCAGGCTCTCCCTGAAGCAGTCCGGGACGCCACAGATACTGGCCTTCGCCGTCTTTGAGCTTGGAAATCATCTTCACTGCGTCGCGATGGAAAATCCAACGGCAGGAGCCGCGATACTGAGCCTTGAGCGCGAATTTCGCGTTGATCAACCCGTCCGCTGTCAACGCCGTTTCGCTGTTGCCGGTGCTCACGTCCCGGTCGGTGTTGATGCCGTTTGCGTCGGCGGTGAAAATGCCCAGGGGCTCACCGTCACCGTCGCCGTTGAGGAACGCGTTTTCCTGCGCCACGGCGAACTTGTACGCGAGCCTGTCCGCCACGAGATTCTCGATGGGCAGGGCCGAGGTCCGAAGGAGCTTCATGGAAATTTTGATCAGCTTGGAGAGCTGTTCGGGCTGCAGGCTGCGCCGCCCGAATGCCATGGTGCTGTCCTCGCTCGGGGCCGCAATTTCCGTGGTCCACGTGGGGTCGGCGGGGTCAGCCGTCAGCGTAGGAACGCCAAGGGTATCGGAACCGGTCACAGGCAGTACGGTGGCGTACTGCCGGACAAATACCCTGTTGTCCAGCCCCTTGATGAGCCGTGCCACAAACTGTTCAGCCGCGTGGAGGAATCCTCCGGACGCGTCGCTGTCGTTGGCGAGTGCGCGATATTCGGCCGCGTTGCCGTTGACCAGAAAATTCCGGAACGCCTGGAGCTTGCGCTCTTCGGGGTTCTCTTTCTTCCCCTCGGGTTCCAGCCGGCCGGCTTCGGCGAGCCGCCTTTCCTCCTCACGGAGTTCCTGCTCCCTCTGGATCTTGTCTCCGAGCTTCCGGGCCTCGTCAAAGGTCTTGTCATACTGTGCCCGTTCCTCTGCGGAGAGTTCCCTTTTTTCAGCCTCGGCGAGATCGAGGAGTTTCCGGGCCTCGGCCACGAGTGTTGCACGCTTTTCCATCAGTTCGCGAATGCTCATTTCATACCTCCAAAAATTTGAGTTTGTCCCGGAGATGCTCCGGGGCTTTTGGTGCCGGCACTGCCTTGTGCTCTTTCGCCACGTCCTGCAGGGACCGCACGCCACTGGTGGCCGTGGGGTATGCCGGGTACGTGACGGGGCTTACGTCGAACAGTTCCCGGACCTTAACGATGGTCCTGACTACAGGATTTCCAGACTCGTCCCATTGCTCCACGTCCACCGTGAAGGCGAAGCTGGACTGGTCCACGTCCCCCCGCTTGATTGACTCCACCAGGTCCCGCGCCCATTGCGCGTCCGGCGGTGTGACCTCATAAAAAAGACCCTGCTCGTCCTCGCGGATTTGCAGGGTTCCATTTTTGGTTCTTCCAAGCACATAGTTCGGGTCGTGGTTCCAGAGTGCCCGGACATCGCTTTTCCCTATCGCTTCCTTGAACGCGCCCGGAGAGATTTTTTCTCTCATCCCCCACATCTCTTCCGAGAGTTCGTTGAACCGCGCGGCGTAGCCGATGATCTTCAGCGGCTCATTCTCCGCCTGTTGTATCCGGAACTCCGCCGGAATCGCTCTTATTTCCCTGTCCATCCTCTACCTCCTTTCCCGCCATGCTGATAGGCACCATCTGCATCTGCAAATAATGCTCGTCGCCGCCCTCGACCGGATTCATGTTCTCCAATCCGCGCACTTCGTTGATAGACATCCATCCGCTGCGGATCGCAACCTCGTACGCCTCGTAACGGCTTTTCGTATCTCCCTTGAGCATTCCGTCAGGCTTGAACTCCGCAAAGTACCGCTTGCGCTCCCCCGGAGAGAAGAGCTGCAGCGAGATAGCCTGTTCAATCCTTTTGAGCCATGGCGAGAGACTGAATTTCACGAAGTCGATACTCTGGTGTTCGATGTTGCTGAATGTGCTCTTTTCGAGGT